CATCATGTCAGAGACCAACGCCATCAATAAAGAGGGGCTGCGTACCCAAGTTGTGCAGGATGGTGCTGGAAACTTCATGTTGATCGACAAAGGTACGGGGGCAATCAAGCCAGCCATAACGCAAGCTGGCGGACAGGTTCAGGGCGGCCAGCTCGCGGAGGCGGCCGTTAAAAACCAGAAGAACGGTGAAAAGGCTTTGGCATTGATCGAACAGGCCCGCAAGGACTTGCCGAAAGCCACAGCTAGCGGCTTAGGGACACAAGTTGATAACGCCAACCGGTTTTTTGGCGTAAGCACCCCATCAGCACAATCGGCTGCCAAGCTCAGCACCATCGGCGGGAATCTGATGATGCTGATGCCGCGAATGGAAGGCCCACAATCGGACGCGGACAGAAAAGGCTACGAGACCATGGCTGGCCGGGTTGGCGACTCTACGCTGCCTGCTGCCGAGCGCGCCGCCGCAATGGATGCCATCGTGGAAATCACCAACAGATACAACGGTAAGGCCCCAGCGCAGCCAGCCTCGCCGAGTGCAGCCACCATTGTGCGTACCGGTAAGGACGCCAATGGCAAAAAAGTGATCATGTATTCGGACGGGAGGATTGAGCATGGCAATTGATCCGTCTGGTATCACCTGGGACGACGAAAAGATCGACCCAGCCGGCGTGACGTGGGACGAACCTGCCCCCGCTCAAGCGATGCCTGCCAATGTTCCAGTTCAGGCCGCTGCGCCCTCAGGCACGCATCAGGCCGGACGCTTCGGCAACCTGCCCATGCTGCCGCCGAACGCTGGCCAAGAGCTGATGCAGGATGCCGGGAACGTGCTAGCTGGCGCCGGTCGTGGCGCTGCGTCCATTGGCGCGACGATGATGGCACCTTATGACATCGCGAGTGATGCTATGGCAGGGAAAGGCCTGTCCTTGGATAGAAACCGTCAGCGCCGGGCCGCTGTCGACGAAATGATGTATGCGCTTGGGGCAGATCAAAAGTCGCTGCCATATCAAGCGGGCAAATTGGGCACAGAAATCGCCGGCACGGCTGGCATGGGCGGATTGCTGGCGAATGGCGCGCGGGTGTTGCCTGGCGCAGCCAAGATTGAGCCACTGATTGAGTCGATTGGCTCGGGTGGATTCAAAGTTGGTGGCATGAGGGGGCTGTCTGGGCTTGCTACACGCGGTGCTGGCGGGGCGATTACCGGTGGTGCATCAGCCGGACTTATCGACCCCGAATCGGCTGGAGCAGGCGCCGCTTATGGCGCCGCGTTTCCCGTCGGGACGAAAGTGTTGGGCAGCCTTGGAGTGATGGCTGGCAACGGTGCCAAAAGCGTTGTGGAGCCACTCTATGATGCTGGCAGAGAAAGGATCATTGGCAGGGCGCTGAACCAGTTTGCGGGCGGACGGGCCGATGAGGCAGTGCGGAACATGCTTTCTGCGAAGGATCTGATTCCTGGCTCTACGCCAACCGTTGCTGAAGCAGCTGGCGTGCCGAGTTTGTCAGCCCTCCAGCGCGCAAGTGTAAACGTGTCGCCGGAGGCGGCCAACTCGCTTGAGGCGCGCTTGGCGGCCAATAATCAGGCGCGCGTCGATGTCCTGAGCGATCTCGCTGGCACTTCAGGCGGTCGAGCGGCGGCGGAAGCTGCTCGGGATGATGCTGCATCTGTGGCCTACAAGACTGCCCGGCAAAGCGATCTGATGAAGCGCGAGATGGCCATTCAACAACAGCTCGCCTCAGATGCAAAAAATGTCGGGTTTGAATTTTTGGGTAATGTGCCAAAGAGGACACAAGCGCAATCAGAAGCGCTAGCGATCCGGCCATCGCAAACACTAATTGATTTGGCCAAGCGACCTGCAATGCAAGGCTACATCCAGGATGCAAAGAATCTCGCCGCCAACCATGGCTTTTTGATCGATAATCCACTGACGTCGATCGATGGTCTGCACTATTTGAAGTTGGCCATGGACGACTCTCTAAAGGGCACTCCGACCACTGCGCTTGGGCGCAATGCGAAAAGCGCAGTGGTCGGGATGAAAGAAATCCTGACCAATGAAATGGACAAAGTTTCACCGATTTATGGTGTGGCTAGGAATGCATATCAGGAGGCTTCAAAGCCGCTTAATCAGATGTCGATCGCTGACGAGCTTATGAAGTCGGTGAGCCCTCTTACAGGGAAAATTAGGGCCAATCAATATGCTAGCAAGCTGACGGACAAGACCGCTCAAATGGCTACGGGGTTCAATGGCTCCACATTAGAGAATACCTTGACGCCCGAGCAGCTTGGTCTGCTAACCAACATAAAAGATGATCTGGCGCGAGCAGAGTTTGGCGCGAACGCAGGCCGCCCCGTTGGCACTAACACAGTCCAGAATCTTGCATATGGCAACATGCTCAACCAGTTCGGTGTTCCGAATATGCTGCGCGGTAGCCCGGTCGGTCAAGTTGCCGGCGGTCTTCTTGGGAAGGCAGGAGACATAGTGTATGGGAAGGCCAACAAGGAAATAGCCGAGCGGCTTGCCATGGTCATGCTTGACCCTAAAGAGGCGGCAAGGGTCATGCTGGCCAAGAAGCCACAGCACCCTCTGCTTATGAAGGCCGCCGAACAGGGGCTTCTCTCAACTTCTAAGGCCTTGCCTGCGCTTATGGCGCAGTGAACCCGATGTAGAAGCCATAAATCAGCGCGCCAATCATGATGGCCACGCCCTTCAAAATCATGAAGTCCGTAAACGCGAAATCCACCAAGACCTCCAAGCCCGCCCTGAGCGGGCTCTTTATTGGGATGAACAAACATGCCGATCCCCGCTTCGATCAATGACCTTTCGACAACCGCCGGGAGCAATAGCCCGGCAGGCTCTGAATCGCCGTCGCTCATCGACGACTACCTGCGCACCTATGCATCATACATCGCCCAGTTGCGCGATGGCTCGCAGGGTAACGCCTTTAATTATGCGGCAGCTGGCGGCTCAGCCAATGCGATCACGGCGACCTATTCCCCTGCGGTTACCGCGCTCAGCGATAGCACCGTTCTGCTTGTCAAGGCCGCATCGTTTAACACTGGGGCCACCACCTTCAGCCCTAACGGATTGACGGCCAAGCCCATTGTTGGCGTCGGGCATGCTGCGCTGGCTGGCGGCGAGATCGTGGCCAATGGCGACGTGTGCCTGCAGTACAACTCTAGCATCGGCGGTGGCTCCTGGGTGCTGATCTCCAGCTCTGGTGGAACCATTCCGGTGCCTACTGCCGGCCTGGCTCGCAACATCAGGGCGTATGTCGCCACCGCCTCGGCGTCCGCCACGTTTACGGCTGATGAGGTGTGTGTCGAGGTAGCTATGGGTAGCCTCGGGTACAAGCTCACCTCCTTGAACAAAGTCATCAACCTGGCCACAACTGGCGCGGGCGGTATGGACACCGGAACCGCGCCAGTTTCTGGGTTTGTAGGGATCTATGCGATTTACAACCCCGGCACCGCAACGGCAGCTCTGCTGGCAGTCAATGCAAACGCCGCGGTGGGCCATGTCTATGGCGGGGCCAACATGCCGTCAGGCTATATCGCCTCAGGCCTCATCGCGGTGCTGCCCACCAACGCCAGTAGCCAGTTTCTGCCTGTGCTGTTGCGCGACCGGAGGGTCAGCTTTTCGCCAAGAACAGCAATTTCTACAAACACCATGGCGGGGACACCAACCGCGCTCTCTGTCTCAGGTTCAATTCCGGCAAACGCAATATCGGTCGGTGGTAGTTTCGGCTTAACCAGCACCGCCACTAGCAACCTGAGCACAACTCTGTCTGAAGATGCTGTCAATGCATTGGCCAGCGCTCAGTTCGGATTAAATGGCGTGACGATGGTTAACCCATTTGAACTAGGTGTCACCGCCGCCCAGTTCATTTATTACCAGTGCGCAAGCTCGGCCGGCACCCCGACCTACAGCATCAACATCACTTCTTACAGGTTCTGATATGACCACTTTCTTTGTGCAGTTTGAAGATGACAAAGAGCTGAAGATTGTTTCTGTGTTCGGCAACCAGCAGGACGCTGATGTGTACCCTAACCAAGGAGTCGTTGCCGATAATGATCCTCGCTACTTGGCATTCATTAATCCGCCGCCTGTGATCGTCACAAATCCACTGGACAAGTTGAAAGCATTTTTGCTGGCCAATCCTGATGTTGCCGCCATCCTGGAATAGCGCTTGTTGCAAGAAAAGCACCCGCCATAGAGCGGGTTTATTTTTGCCTGGAGAAAGCCATGCCCATCACCGCGCAGCAACTGCTGCAGATCCTCCCAAACGCCGGCAAACAAGCCGGCGTTTTTGCGTCTGCATTATGCAGCTGACCTTCGATCCTTCCGCAGATATGACTCCTTGTCCCTGCGTGAAGGCAATCGGTCGCTCTGAGTAACTGCCAGCTCAATGGGTATGCCGGCTTTGATCCGGTAGTGAGCGGTGGTTAGCTTTACTCCGAAGTGCCTGCATGCGTGGCCGATGCTGTTGAAGAGGACGCCGTCGATCTCAATTTTGGTCAGGCCTCGACGGTTCTCGGCGCCTTGCTCCTGGACGGTTGCCCAGCGGCAGTTTTCCGGGGAGTAGTCCTTGTCCGACTCTTTTCGGTCGATGCTGTATTGGCCAGCAGGACGCAGACCCATGTCTTCCAGGAAGTTTTCGAACGAGTGCAGCCAGCGCTCACAAACCCTGATGCCCCGGCCGCCCCAGTTTGGGTAATCCTTGAATTTCTCGTCGTAACACCTGCGCTTCATTCCCAGCCAAGTCTTGTATTCGACCGAGACCTTTCCTTTGCGTTTGTGTCCGTGAGTTACCGATCGTTCGGCGCGGATTTTGATGAAGTCCTGATTGGAGCCCATGGAAGAGGCCCACTCAGTCGCCAGGCAACCACAGGACTTTGTTCCTCCTCGGCGTAGATGTCCTGAGTTAAATGCCGCCTCTTTCCCACAGTCGCAACGACAAAGCCACATCGAGCCTCCGTTCTTGGCAATCCCCGCGTAGCTGATCACCAAAAGACGGCCATAGCGAAGCCCGGAAATATCAATCCGTTTCATTTGCGCACCTATATGTATTGGAGGACGGCCTGATGGCAGTCGTTAGCGAAAAAACAGCGGGGAGCAGAAACGCGATTGCGTTCCTGGACATGCTTGCGTGGTCAGAAGGGACGTCGACGAGTAAGTACACACGTGACGATGGGTACGACGTTGTGGTTGGCGGGATTGATAGCCCGAACACGTTTGGCAGCTATGCCGATCACCCGGGTATTCTTGTCTCAGTGAACAAGGCTGGGCTCAAGTCGACTGCGGCGGGCCGGTACCAGCTGCTGAAACGCTGGTGGACTGCCTACCGTAAATCGCTCTCGCTGAAAGACTTCTCGCCATTGAGCCAAGACCTGGTCGCGCTCCAGCAGATCCGCGAACGTTCCGCGCTGGCGGACATCCATTCTGGGCGAATCGCTTCGGCGATCGAGAAGTGCTCGAACATCTGGGCAAGCCTTCCAGGGAACAATTATGGGCAACGAATGCATAAGCCGGAAGACCTGCTGTCGCGCTTCGTGGCGTTGGGCGGGGTGCTGGCATGACTTCCATCTGGCTGCGAATCCTTCCTTATATAGCTGCGCTGGCTCTGGTGGCCGGTGCGCTGTTCGGCGCCTACCACCATGGCGTGAGTGTCACAGACGCAACATGGAAGTCAGCATGGGACGCACGCGACACATTGGACGCTGAAGCCCGGGCCGCCAATGAGGCAACCGAGCGCGCCAAAGAACAGGCCTACCAACAGTCAATCAACAAGGCGATTCAAGATGGCCAACGCACGATCGATCAAGTCACTGCTGACGCTGCTACCGCTCGCGCTGCTGCTGACGGCCTGCGCGGGGCAGCCGACAACCTTGCCAGTCGCCTCGCAGCCAGTGAAGCCAGCGGCAATTCCTGCACTGCCGCTGCAAGCAAGGCAGCTACCCGCGCCGCAATGGTGTTGGCCGACGTGCTCAAGCGGGTTGATCAACGAGCGGGCGATTTGGCTGAGATTGCTGACCAGGCCAGAGCCAGGGGAGTGACCTGCGAGATGGCGTATGACGGAATATCGAAGTAGGAATTTGTGTCGGCAGAACGCCGGAGAGGGATGTAGCTGAAAAGCTGCTGAAAGCGAAACGAATCCGCATCGATCCGCAGCGACTTTCAGCAACATTCCAAGGTCCAGATGCAGCGAAACCCGCACTGGGCGGGCTTCGTTGGTGTTTCAAATGGTGGAGCCGGGGGGATTTGAACCCCCGTCCCATGTGCGTATTTGTTGGCTGGAACGGCAAATGCTGCTGAAATGCTGCTGAAACTAGCTTTTTACATGGTATTTCCCGATATCGGCTGCAACACGGAGTATGGCGCGCCGAGCAGCGGCGCCATGATCCTGCGCTCCCTCCGTCTCAGCATTCTCACGGAAGACTTTGTCGTTGAACTCCCAACGAGCCCACCATGTGTTGGCACTTCGCCCAAAGGCGATATCGCACTTCACGGCCAAACGAAACGCATCACCGTCATCTTCCGATGGATTCCACGGCGCGCCCGGGCCTCGATCAACGCCATCTCCAGTCATAACCCATGGATCTGCGCCACCAGGTACATCCCAATCAAGTTCAAGTCCGGCTGCCTTCGCTGCCATCTCCAGCAACTCACGATCATTCATGCTGACTCCTCCTTAGGGAGTTGAACCGGCGTCCCGAACATCTCGACGGCGCGATTGCCGGAAGTGTCGTTCTCGCTAGGTATCCATCTGCCGTAGACTCGGGCGATCATCGTCCAGTCCTTGTGCCCCATCTGTTTTGCCACCCACATTGGGTGTTCGCCTGCCGAAAGCATCATCGATGCGTATGTGTGCCGGGTCTGGTACGGGTTCCGGTATCGAACCTTCGCCTTCCTGAGCGTCGGTATCCAGAAGCTTTTGCGAATGGCCTGATCGCCGTCGAACGGTTTGGCGTATCGCGAGTCATGGAAAATCACGCCACCTTCTATATAGGTGTGCACCTTCTGAGCCGTCAGCGCGTCCAGCGCCATTGGCAAAAGCTTCACGCTCCGAATTCCCGCCGCCGTCTTCGGCAACTCCGCTTCCTTGGCCGCTCTGGTCAGTCCTCGCGATATTCGAATTTCCCCCCGCAACCAATCCACATCCCCCCATTCTACTGCGATTAGCTCGCTCGTTCGCAGGCCAGTCCACATGGCGAACTGCAACAGGTTCCGGTACTGCCCGTCGGTGCCAGCCAGAATCAGCCGCTGCTCCTCCGGCGAAAACGGGTCGATCTCGTCCTCGGTTTTCGGCTTCTCCCTGACCGAGTACGTCCAGCCCGCCATAGGGTTGATCTCGATCAGTTCGTCATGCACCGCATCGTTCAGCGCCGACCGCAGGCAACTCTGCACGTTCGACAGGCGCTTGTTCGAAGCATCCATGCTCGCCATTGCCTCCTTTATCATCTTGCGACTGAGCAGCACCAGGGGGTGATCGCCAAGCTTCGGCACCAGAACCCCGTCGATGATCTTCCGATAGCCGTCGATGGTGCTGGCCTTCAACCCCTTCTCTTTCTTCTCCAGCCATGTCGCGAGGTATTTCGACAGAAGGACTTGCCCGGTCTGATGCCCAAGCCGATTGGCTCGCTTGGACTTGGGGAAGGTGGCCAGATAGTCGAACGTGCGGCTGTATATCGCCAGTTCGATTTTGGCCTTGTGCTGCTCAGCGCGCTTCAGATTAGCGGGGGTGGGCTCAAGCGGGAGTCGCTCACGGCACTGGACGCCCTCGAACATGAAGGTGATCTCAATACTACTTTTGGACGCCGCTCGAACGCCGTTGCGCTTTCCACCCATTCGACATACCCGTCCACATCTATCAGAGGTTTATTGTCCGGCGCATGCCTCCACACCAACCCCTTAGGCCATGTGCCGTCAGCGATCTTTGATCGAATCGCGGCCTCAGTGTAGCCACTTTCGGTGGAAAACTGGCTGATCGTCTTGTATTTGACCATCTCAACCCTCCTTGCTCATCTGCTTCACATTGAAGTCGGCGGCGGCCCATTCGCTCAGTGTGCCGGGCAACTCCTGCGCCTCCCTGCTCATAGCCGCATCAATCAACTCGCCAGTCATGTTCATTGGCGCAGCGCCGAGTTCGCGCCAGACGGATCTGCGCTGCCGATTGAGCCAGCGGTAGCGCGCGGCGTCGCGGCGCAGCTCTTCGTTCTCGGCGATCAAGGCCAGCACCGCCGCAGGAGTTGCAGCCCGCTCGAAAGCTACTGTGCACGGCAGATAAAACGAATCCTCTGCATGAGCAGTCAAAGCCTCTGCCAGCTTCTTCAGTTCGCTGTAGTCCGCCATTCCAAAGCCCCTCCGATTGATTTGGTGATTTGCTCCAGCAGCTCATCCGCCAAGGCTTCTGCGTTGTTTCTCGACATGGAGTGGTCTACGACGCATTGAAGGTATGAGCGGCATTCTTCAATCAGGCTGAGATGATTCGCCACCCCATCCCTGAACCCGTCAGCCGCAGCGGTAGCCATATCGACGGCGGTGAAGCCGGGAGTCGGTCCTCCGCGCAGGTGCTCGATCATCTGCGCCTGCTGGGCGATGGTGGCTTGGGCTGCGATCAGGTCGCCGTTGTCGCGCAGGGTTTGCTGGAGAGGGTGAAGTGGTTTCTCGCTCATGCTTTAAGCTCCTTTGTCAGCGCCCATTTAGTGTTGTTGCTCTGGCTGTGATCGGAGGCGACAAGGCCTTCGCGCTCCATCTTCACCAGCTCTGCTCTGATCGTTTTGGTATCGAAAGGCTCGACGTGAAACCGGAACCACCATGTGCAGAACCAGATTCCGTCGAACTGGCTGCGTGAGGTCATGTAGGAGGTGATCCGCTCTCGTAAGGTCAGCTCACTCATAGCCGCCTCCAGTTCGCAGCCGACACCCGCGCCCAGCGCTCTGTGGTGACGATGATGAAATTTCTGATACCGGTCATGACCTTGTGCATCTCGCCGTCGAACTCGACGAAGGAGTCGGTCTTGCGGATGTCCGGTACACGGTCGATGGTGTCGAGCAGCTTGCCCGGGCGACCGTCTGCGTTCTGTTCGTGTACGTCAAAGGCTGCCATGGCGTTCCACCTCGATGCGTTTCTGTATGCCCACCCGATAGCCTTCTGGCCTCATCGCGGCAGTGCGTTCAATATTGGCGATGACCCGCTCGACGCCGCCGAATCGTTCATCTACGAGGCGACCGTCCTTGATCAACTGATCGGCCAGATTCCAGCCTTCACGTTCTTCAATGCGAGACATAACGGCTCCGGGCCGCTACATGCGGCAGAGTTGAGTAGTCAATAGGGGTTTACAACTGGAGGGATCAGCGGCAGTACACGTAGTAGAACCAGGCGAGGGCGATCATTGATTCATCTCCTTGAGCTTATTGGCATATTCAGGAGCAGCAGCAAGCATTCTCGCGTATTGCCCAACCGCGCATTCGGTTTCGCAGTGCGTTAAAACCACCGCCGCACCACGTAGTCGCTGTAGATGCTTTCCTGCTTCCCAGTCAGCGGGCCATTCGTGCTGAGCAATTGGCACGAGCATCTCAGCAGTCGGCTCAATCGGTACAAGCTTCCAGCCATCAGGCACCGTTATCGGCGCTGGCGGGGAGGCGTAGAGCGGTGCCCCATTTGGTAGTCGGGGCATATCGAGTGATCCAAAGCTAGTCCACTTCAAATATCCCTGGCACGCTCTATCAACCTCGGCCACTGGCTCAACCTTCCCCGCTTCCTGAGCGAGAACGGCGTGGAGTTCGTCAGTCAGTCCATACCATCCGCCATCGTCTAGACGGGCTATTACACGATCAAGAAGCTCCCTCGACATGGTTACGGTTTTATCGTTGGTCATGGCTTTTATCCTTTGCTCGGATTGGCATCATTGAACAGGCCAGGGAGTTTTTTAACATCAAGCCGATAGCCTCGGTATCCGGCGGCGTAATCACTGACCAGAACCTGCTGTTGCTTGTAAGTAAGCCCCTGTATCAAGTCCTGAAAGCGGGTTGATTTGAACGGGACTAACTGAATCCCCTGGGCTTTATCGTCGCGGCCAGCCTGCGCGGCTTTCGCCTTCAGTGCTGCGAACGCCTCTTTGTTCATTCGCTTGCTCCCGATTCGGTGGGTTTAGTCATGGCCTCATCACACATGTGATTCATTTTCTCTGGAGTCATCTTTCCCCATGAATGTGGGAACGCTTGAAGCTCATTTGCAACGGAAGAAAAGAAATTCCAGCGAGCTGCATCTTTCTCAAGCTCCGCATTCCGCCGCTCGGCGTCCGCAAGGCGCTGCTGTGTTTCCTGTAGAGCTTCGATAGCTCCGACTTCAGCGCTGATGCGCGATTCTATTTCGTGATTCGCCACGGCCAGCTCTTCCCGCAAAGCAGCGAGTTGGGATTGGGCGTCTGACTCCAGCATGTACTTCACAGATGAGCAGCCGCATTCGCATTCAGGCCAAACATCGTCTTCGCACCATTCCCGACCATCGCCATCTTTCTGACAGGCCGGGCCTAGATAAATATGTTTTGGGTCACTCATACCTGAGCCCTCATAGACCGAAGCTGACTGTGGAATGTGGATCGGTGGAAGCCGACATGCTGCTCGACGTCGTACCAAGTCGAGCCGTGAGCCCGCATGTCGAGCGCCAAGGCCATGTAATCCGCCGTGAGCTGCTTGGGCTTGCCCTTGTTGCCGAGCACGATCCCGGCTGAATTGAGGTAGCGCACGACGGTGGGGTAGGAACATCCAGCCGCATCGGCAATGTGCTCGACCGAATGCCCCGTCGCGTGCATGCTGAAAATCAGCCCGATAGAGTCAGGAGATAACTTGGCTGTCATGGTCAGTTCTCCGTGCGTGTTCCCGCTGCCGGGCCTTGCTGCATTTGGTGTGGTTTCCGACATTGCGCGGCCGGCCACAGATGCTGCATCCGTTGTGCAGCTCCATGTAGCCCGCGGCGAGCTTTCCTGTGGATGGCATAGGGCCTCCCGGATTACTTGGAGAGAGTCTTTGCGCGCTTCTTAGACCAGGCGATCACGTCCAGCACGGCGCTCTTGCTGAACACGCTGCGCGACTTGTAGTAATCGACCGAGTCTCGCGCAACGCTGAAACAGATCCCCTCGGGGAACTTCATCTTGCGCAGCTCGTCGTGAACGTTCTTTTCAATGAATTCAAACGGAGTCATATCACCACCCATTCGTTTTTGCCGTTGTAGAAACCGCGCCACTCGCCGAGCCGAAACACTAGGGTTCCAGGCGTGCAGAGCCATGCGCGGTGGATTGGTCCGCCGTCTAGCCGAAAGCTTTTCTTGATCGCGCTCAGCCGGCGTTTACGGAGTCGCGGACGAGACAGGTCGATCCGCCGGATTCGGAGTAGGCTCATGTGGTCACCTGATGTTTGGCGGGGTTACTGCTGCTTGGCGAAGAAGGCCGGATGAGGCCCTGCCTTACGTTTCGGATAGTCGATGTTGCCCTTGACCAAGAGGCGATTGAAGCGCGCGAACCTGATACCCATTTGGTTCATGGCTTGGGTGCGGGACAGGCCAACCTCAAGGAATGCCTTGATGCGCTCACAGTCCTTCGCGTCTTGGGCATCGTCGGCCTGGTGCGCCCTGAGATTCTGGTAGCCAATTTGTGCGGCTGTCTGGAAGCTGAATCCGCCTTCCAGGGCTATGGCTGTCAGAACCTTGCGCGATTTCCCGGTGGCTTCCATGGCTTGCGCGTAGGTCATCGTCTCGGCGAGCTTTCGGGTGCGATCAACCAGGTCATAGCGCTCTTTTGCCCGCTCGACCTCCCGTTCCGCGCGCTCCTTCTGCCGGCGTGTTTTCTGCCGGATCGCTGCGGCAGTGGGCGGCTTCGGCGTAGTGTCGATTACCACCTTCGGGCGTGGCGGAGGCTCATGGCGTACTGGCGGAGGAACAAAGCTCGGCCCCTGCAACACCTCAATAGTCCCTCCTTTGTTCAAGAAGGCCTCCATCTTCAGGGCCAGTGCATGGCGGTCAGGGTCTAGTGCCTTGACCATGTTCAGATCGGTGCTGATGTATGCGCTCATGCTGCGTTACTCCTCATCCGGCCCCGCATTTCCTGTTCCAGTTCGGCCAGTTCTTCCAGAAAGGCCTTGATCTCGGCTTCCATCTCGGCGATGCGCTTGTCGTCGCGCTCGAAACGGAAGCAGATGTACTGCAGCTCTTCCGGCAACCGGTCGTCATAGCTCACGAAGTCCGCCCAGTGCCGGCCGGTGCAAGCCATCTGGGCCAGCATCTGCCACTCGTACTGCGGATCGTGACGGCCGGATTGCATGGTCGCGATGTGGGTTGCTGTGTTCGGGCACTTGATCTCAAGCACGCCTTCATCGCCAGCGAGCCCGTCAGGCGATGCGCCAAACCCTTCGATCTTCGGGTGCATGACAAGGCCTGTCTCGACGACTATCAGGCCCTTGTCCGCCTCGTAGGCCATGCAGGCGAATGGCTCCAGCTCAACGCCACGCTGCACGGCGGCATTGCGCGACAGGTCCATGCCGCCTTGCTGACCGGTCAGGCGCTCGCACAGCAACTCCATCATGTAGTTTTTGCGAGTGGCCGAAGGCGCGCCTCCGCGCCCGCTGGCCATCACATCCTTGACGCGGCTGGCCGTGACGTTGCCGAGACGTGCCGCGAACCATTCAGCGCTACGCTGCTCCATCTAACACCTCCTCGGCCTGGCCTTCGATTGGCGCAGCCTCTGCTTTCAGGGCTTCGCTGCGCTTGGTCACTTCCGCCTTGAAGCGGGCGTGTCCGGCAGCGTCTTTGGCTTGTTTCATGGCGGCGGTGCCTTGGTGGTAGACCTCTGTCAGCGCCTCCAGGCTGCCTGCCTTCATCGCGAGCTCAATCCAGCCATTTACCGCCTCGGTGTCGGTCGGCGCAGCGCCGGGCATTCCGACCAAGCCTTCTCCGCCATCGGTATTGAGGTGATGGATAGCCTGCTCAAGCCGATCAGTCTTTGGCCAGTATTTGTAGCCGCGCTTCACGACGGTCTTTTTGGCCATCTCACCAGGATCAGTCACCCACGGGCAGGACTTCTGTTTGCTGATCCACGCTTTCCACGCGCTCGACCGGTCGCGGATGGCGTTCACGTCGTCGATGCTCATCGTTTCCGTGAGGTAGTCGCCGTCAGCCGTCTTGACCACGACGTAAACGCCAATTGCTTCGCCGCGATCCTTGGCGAACGGGTTGTAGGAGTGAGAGGGCGGCTTGTCGAAGCCGTTGAGCGTGAAGGAGTCAGCGGCGTAGACCAGTTCGGCTTGAGCCCAGCGGATGGCGCCGGTAGCCATGGCAAGATCCATCAGGCCGATATAGCTGATGTCGAGGCAGATCTTGCCGTCACGAGGGACCAGATAGGCCTGCTTCTTGGCCGGGTTCAGGCTGATGCCGATCGCTGCGATGTTCGTGATCGCATTGGCCACCGACTGCCGGTTTTGCATGGCGATCTTTGTGGCGTACTCGCCGGAAGTGATGACCTGAATGGCGAACTCGGCTTCGCGCTCGAAGTTGAGAGAGCGGTCAGTCAGTACGTTGGCGAACTGGTTTCGCACCGCATAGATGTCTTGCGTGATGGCTGCGATTGCTGTGCTCATGTCGGCCTCAGTAGGAAATGGTAACGGCTGGAATCTTGCGCTGAGCGATCAGGGTGACCGCCTGCTTGGCGCACTCTTCGGTCATCCCGCCGGCAACGAATGCTTCCAGCGCGGCGCGGTTTATCGACTTCTTGTGCTCAAGGTCGGCTTCGCGGGCCTGGGCCTGCTCAAGCTCAAACGCCACAGCTGCGGCTTGGCGGGCCAGTTCGTTTTGGCGCGCTTGCTCGACGGCCTGTTCCTGGCGCTGCACCGCGGCGATTCGCTCTTGCTCGGCACGCTGCTCAGCGGCAATGCGATTGGCCTCGGCCTGTGCCGCTGCTGTGCGAGCCTGTTCAGCTTGAAGCTCCAGTTGCAGGCGCTGATGTTCGGCCAGTGCTTCGGCGTCCCGCGCTGCCTGTTCGGTTGCGCGCTGGGCGGCGGCCGCCTGATCCAGCAACTCTTGCTCGCGGCGTGCTGCGGCATCACGCTCGGCCTGAGCCCGCTGCTCCGCTTCGATGCGGGCCTGCTCGGCGGCAACACGGGCAATCTCTGCCTCGCGGTCTCGCTGAGCCTGTGCTTCTGCTTCGGCGCGCAAGCGGACTAGTTCGGCCTGCTCAGCTTCGTATTGCTGACGGGTGACGAGCAGCGCCCTGAGAGTTGCGAGCGACTTGTCTTTGGCTTGCGCGGCCTCTGGCAAGTATTCTTCCCAGCTATCGTCGAGCGCGACCAGTTCCAGGTCTTCGATAACCTGCGCCACGAATGCGGCCGTAGGCGTCTCGGCGAACATCGCCAGATCCTTGATGCGCTGAATGCCGTCGTTGTGAGCGCCAACACGCTCATCTTCTGCCGCCTGCCAGTCATCCAGTGGCTTGCGGACTTCCTTCTGCCACGACTCCAGGATGTCCCAAACGCGCTTGCGCTCGGCGTCGATCTTCTTCGGGATTTCCTTCTGCTGTGCGGAAATCTCTTTGCCGACGGCTTCCAATGCCGTTTTGGACTTGGCGATCTGGTGCGCCATGGAAGCGTAGGCATCGCGGCCTTTCTTCGTCTTGAGGTCGGGCAGGATCTTCTGGAACTCGTCGACCTTCACGCGGACCTGCTGCAACCATGGCTCAAGGCCGTTGGCGGTGCTGAAGACGGCCAGCGCTGTTTCCTTCGGCGGCACGACGGCCAGTTGAGTTTCTTCAGACATGACGGGTTCCTTCCGCCATGCAGGCGGCGTATGAGTTCGAATTATTGGGTGAGGGTGCTGACGTAGGCGCTGGCCAGCATTACGAAGGTGGTGCCGAGAAGGACGATGGCTGAGCCGCGTAGCATGTAGATGCGCTTGGCGCGCTGGTAGCTGGTCACGGGATAACCCGCTCAATGTCTGTGATATGCGGCCAAAACACGTAATCAAGACAAACAGGCTGATCCGGGTCTTCTTCATCTACCGAAGTGACCTCACCGATATGGCCTACAGGCATCCACGAAAGTTGATTTTCAGATACTCGTTTGGCGAACTCGCCAACTTTCCATTCAAGTTTGCTCATCTCGCCACCGCCACAGGAATGCTGATCTGCTCGCGCTCAACCTCGCGGACTTGGTCGTACATGCCCCAGCAGAAGACTGTCAGGACGGTGAGAATCCAGAAGGTGAGTTTCATGGCTGCTTCTCCATGAGCGTAATGACTACCATGCGGAGCCGGCAGATATTCTTTTCTCGCCCTTCTGCCATCTTTTTTGCTTGCTCTATGGCTGCGCCGAGATTTGGATGCTCGACAATGACCGAGATGACGGAATCGTCTAAATCGACGAGATGGACTTCATATTCATTCATATCCATTTCCCCTTGTACTGGATCGGCACGAAGGTGAAGTGCTGATCGGGTTCTTCTTCAGACTCGACGACGTAGAAGACATCGGAGTCGAGTCGCTTCATCAGTTCGCGGAAGGTGTAGACGCGGGTGGCGAGGCGTTTCATGGCGCAACCCCTTTAGGCGTGTACTTGGTGAGCCGCCATTTCGTGTTGTTGCTCTGGCTGTGATCCGACTCAACGAGGCCGTCGCGCTTCATGCTTTCCAGCTCTCTGCGGACCTGCTTCGTGGTGAACGGCGCAATATGGAACCTGAACCACCAGGTGCAGAACCAGTTATCCTTGGAGCCCTGCACGCCGCTCATGTAGGTGGTGATGCGCTCACGCAGGCTCATCCCAACCTCACAACCAGCATGCCGCGCCGGGTCTGAACCTTGATGCGCTGAGGCAGATCAGCGACCAGAAAAAAGCCCTGCTTCAGCAAGGCTTTCGTTAGCGCTTCGTGGGTTCTCGCAATGATGGTCATGCCGCACTCCTTGGCCGATGCGCTATAGCGACATTCAGCCGTGCACAGTAGTGGTCGAACTCTTCAAGGCTGATCGCGCCGGCCGTGTAGAAGCTGGTGATGTTTCGCAGCACCAGGGTCTCGTACAGCGCAGGGCAGGATGGGTGAGAGAGTTCGTCGAGGTCTTGGTCGATCAGGATATGTGGGCTCATGCTGCGTCGTCCTCGGCCTGAGCCTTGAGTGCGTCGTCGGCCAGCGGTGCCAAGAGGCGTTCTGCGATCTCGCCGCGCATCCCGAATACGTGGTCGCTGTGACCGAGCAATTCTTCCTCGGCGTTCTTGTCGTGGCTGCTCCAGTTGATGGATAGCATCAGCCAGCCTAGGGATGCGCCAGACACCATGCAGTCAGCCAGCCTGTTGTTGACATGATCATCCAGCGCCAGCGCCAGATCTTGCATGGTCACAGATCTGGCGCGTTCGCCGCGAAGCTGAACCGTCACGCCAAGACCGGCCCGGATCATGCGTTCGGCAGCGTTGTACAGCCACTCGGCCCGCGCAATCTCCTGAGGCGTCTCGCTCACCATTGGAGGCAACTTCGCGTCGTGCGCGGCCTGACAGATATTCAGTCTTGCGTTCATGATTGCCTCCAGAGTGGCGGGGTTATTCGTGCCGGCTGTTGCCGTGCTTGTAGAAGTCGACGCTTTCGGAGTAGTAGCCATTCGATTCGCCAAGCCAGCGAATCACGACAAAACCTTTGGCCGTAGCCAGCCGGTAAAATGTCCACGTGAAGCTGTCCGCGTATTTGAGGTCTTGTCCGGGAATAGCGTCAGAGCTTGTGCTCTCCTCGGCCAATGTGATCGGCGAGCCAATCAGATCGGTAAGATCGCCCTCCACGTCTTCAACTTCGACGCTTTCGCAACAGTCTTGGCAGTGGCTCAAGGTGTAGCGATCGCCCTCTGTTGTGATGAACACGATCTCCCCATCTCCTTTCTTTGCTGGCGATATAGAGGAGAGCGTCTTGCCTTGAAGTTCTGAAAAATCAGCCATCTCAATCTCCTAGGCGATATACCCGCCCGGCATAGTGGTCACCACACGCTTAGCTACCGGGTCATGCATCCGACCTTTGGCGCAGTCGTGGACGTCGGGGCGGGGCTTGCGGGGTGAGGGGGTTGTGCGTTTCATGGCTGCTATACCTGTGGGAGCGAGGCAATAAAAAGCCCGAGCGAACCAGGGCTTTACCTTCCCTACATGACTACCGGGTGCATGAGGCGCCGGGTGTCGGCTATCTGTTACATGGCTGCAAATCCTCCGCGTGAGTTGAACCATGGCAGTTTTTGCCATAGTTGGAATTGGGTGATGCAGATGTCAGGGGCTGACGAGTCGTCCCCTTACCAGACGTTATGACCTTGCGGGCTTTCAACATGCACCGCTTCCGTATTCTGGCAACGATGTGTGGTTGACGCTTACTGCGCTTCATCTGCATCGGGGCTTGACCTGATCCAATCTGTCGAACCGTTTGCGTGGCGGTCCTCCATTGCAACCAAGTCAAGCTCCGATACAGACGCCCTCCCTAATCGAGTTTCCCCAGAGAGATATCGGGCCATTTGCGTCTGGCTAGACGTGCACGGAGAGGGTTAGGCGATTGCTTTGGCGATCGCTTTACGAGCCGCTTCGATAATCAATCCCGGGATTACCTCGCCATGCAGATCAAGCTCTCTGTCTGCAAAATCAAGGAACGGGATTAGCGCCGCAAGAAGATCCGGAGCGGCGGCCATCAACTTTGCATTGGCCTCACCCTCAGCGATCAGGTGGTTGTAACTGGCGACCACAACGTCTCCATCTTCCGCCGTTACTTGGGCCTCAACTTTGTCGTATGGGTTATAGCCGGACCAATAACTCCAAGGCCCCGGCGTGTGTTTCGTTTCCATGGACTACTCCAATCGGTTAGGACTTTCGAATGCCTCCCGGGGTGTGAGAGGCATTTGTAAAGCCAGATGGCCAGCCTGAAACAGCAGGAAGCCATCTGATATCCGGTCGCTCTCTACTGGAGGCAGCGACTGGGTGGTGCGTTAGCGGTGGGTGATGTAGGTGGCCTCTTTGCGAGGAGTGTTGCTTCGTCCACATCCCGAAACGCCCTGTTGCCAAGGCGCTTCAGTGATGTTCTCCGCAGTAATCCGCAACTGGCGTCGATTACTGACCATCACAAGTTTGTTAAACAGTCCGCGGATCTTCCCGACTGCACTCTTGTTCTTGCCGGATCTAAGCTGCTCCGGCCGGGTCGAGGCACGACTTGCGTCGCGATTACCCGTGGGTCGATTAAGGCTCGACCTCGCTAAACCTGTTGTTGCTGGCCGGTGTTGATCCGGCAGGTTGAAGCTGGTGTTCCTAAAGAGCGGTCGGTCCCTTTCAGGCCCTGGCGCCTCGTTGTTCTGTGGCGTTGATGCAAGTAAACAGCATGTTTATAAACCCGTCAACACGTTTTGTTTATTTTGTTTATCGCACCCACAAAAAAGCCCGCTCAGTGGCGGGCTTGGGGGGGGAATGCGGGAGAGGAGGGAGGCTATTGCTCCCAAGATTGGCCGGTGATTCCGCAGTTTCTGGCAATTGAAGAGAAAATAGCGTCAGCGGAGTACTGCTTTGCCTCCCATGCATCCAAGTTCGTTTGGATCACAGCTCGGCAATTTTTCGGGAGTCCGGTTTTTCCGTAAGTGGGAATTGCATTGGAATCGGGCGCGGTATACCTGCCGATTCCAAACCCAATTATCAGAACGATAATTAGCCACCCAAGATCCTTACCCATTTTCGCCTCCTTATGGTCGCTTCAGCTCAATGAAACCCGCCGGACCAGAAGACGCGACCGAGAATAACGATCTCTTGTGCTTCTACCTGGGAAGGAGGGTATTCCTCGTCTGGGTGTTCATCTCTATTGAAACTGCGGAGTCGAATGCCTCCGCCTGGTAACCGATAGACCTGCTTCACTCGGAGCTGCCCAGCGTGATCTATTGCGTACATGTCGCCGTCGACAATGCGTGTATTGCTTGTATCCACCGCTACCGTGGCTCCGTTGCGCAGGACTGGTTCCATGCTGTTTCCTGCGACGGTCACACATTTTGCGGAGGAGGGGTCAACGTTCTTGTTCCGCAGGCTGTTACGGCCAAATCTCAGCTTCCTATTGGAAGATTCCTGAACCGCAGTCCTGCCACTCCCTGCTGACAATTCAATCTCCTTGAGGAACGGAACATAGACCTCGTCGTCTTCGAGAGGCGTGTCGTCATCCCAGACATCTATAGGGCCAAGCATTTCGGCGTTCGGTTCGGGAGGTATCGGAGCGAGCGCCATACCGGATGGATGTGCCTGACCAGTCGTTAGCCAGTGCTGGTCAACGAGAAGGATCTGCGCAGCATCGTATATGGCGCGCGCTGGGAGACCCCGGCGAAACCAGTTATTGAGAACCTGAGGGGTCACGCTCAGCGTCTTGGCAACACCTTTCGGAGTAAGCCCTCGCTGGTCCATGAATTGGCGTAGGCGGTCGCCTGAATGTTCAGTAGTCATAAACACAAAGTTTACCCGTCTTGCATTGTTTATTAAATAAACGTATCGTTGACTCGTGTTTACTCGCCGACGGCGGAATGTTTATGAAACCTACACCTCTTGAACGCGCAATTTTGGCCGTAGGCACCGGTAAAGCCTTGGCCGAACTCTTGGGCGTGACCCCGATGGCCGTTTCCTATTGGAAGGTCAGAGGTGTTCCCGCTCGCCAGGCCATCCCTATTGAACAAGCTACTGGCGTGTCTCGCCATGAGCTTCGCCCCGATCTTTACCCAATCGCCGCTTAACCAACCTCGCCAGCCACATAGGAAATACCAGCATGTACCAGGACCCCAACCAAAAGCGCGCCATTCCGGTGAAGGTTCGATTTGAACCTGTGCTGGATCGGATCCTGCGAAAGGCCGCAACCAAAACCCGCATGCAACACGCGACCTACCTCTACGAAATCATCGAATGGGCCGTAGCCAACGGCGTGATCGAAGAGCTGATGCAGGACAAACAAGAAGATATCGCGGGCTGAAGCCCCTTTGGAGGGCCGAATGACCATCGATAGAGAAAGGTTGTCGCCTGATACGCGGCAGCGCGTTGAGGAGTTGATGTTCGTAAACGGTTGGGACTTCAACCGGGCCATCAACGAAATGATGGAAACCGCCATAGCAGGTGGGGCGCTTTCAGAAGTGGGGCGCAAGAAGGCCACGGTACTTCAGCTGGTGACCCCAATGAGGGCCTCAGGCAGGGACTCTTAAGGGTAATCCAGAGGGCCTCTGCCAAATCCGAGACACAAAAAAGCCGGGATTGCGCCCCGGCTGATTCGTTGTAACACGTGAGGTAATCGTAATGGCAAGAGCACGAAACATCAAGCCCGCATTGTTCACCAACGAGATCCTCGGCGTTGGTCATCCTCTATGCACACTTCTGTTCCAGGGCCTTTGGGTTTTGGCTGATCGCGCTGGCCGTCTTGAAGACCGCCCGCTTCGCATCAAGGCCGAAATCTTCCCCTACCGTGAAGCCGATGTTGACGCGATGCTGCACTGGCTGGCGCACAAAGGATTCATCGTTCGGTACCAAGCCGACGGGAAAGCCTTCATCGAGGTTCTGAACTTCACCAAGCACCAGAACCCGCACAAGAACGAGAAAGAGTCAGAAATCCCTTCTGTATCAGATGGTTGTATCACTTCCGATTTTCTCGGTACTCGTTCCGAATTAATCGGAAGCACTCGGGCTGATTCCCTCTCTTCTGATTCTGATCTTCTGATTCCTGATTCACTGATTCCTGATGTTCTGATACCGGATTCAGAAACCTTGCCGATCGCCGAGGCTCCGGCGCCGTCGAACATCCAAGTCCTGAAGCCAAAAGCAAAAACGAAGACTGACGCCCAGATCGCCAACGCCAACACCTGGGACGCGTACACCATCGCTTACCTTGAGCGCTACGGTGTCGAGCCAGTGCGTAATGCCAAGGTCAATGGGCAGATCGCTCAACTTGTCCAGCGCCTTGGGGCTGATGAGGCCCCTCAGGTCGCGATGTTCTACGTGACCATCAACGACTCGTTCTTCATCCGCGCCTCGCATGAGTTCGGGTTGTTGGTTTCCCGGGCTGAAGGCATCCGCACACAATGGATCACCGGACGCCAAGTCAACGCCGTAACTGCTCGCCAAGTCGAGAACACCCAGGCCAACCTGAACGCTGCGCAAGAGGCTGCCCGCAACATTCGGGCAGGGGGTGAGCGCAATGCTTTCCTCTGATGCCGTCGCAAACCTCGCTGGCGCCCTTTGCGCTACTGCGGAGACCATAGGTCAAACCATCAGCGCTAACGCAGCTCAGTTGATGGCTGAGGACCTTGCAAACTATGAAGCTGCCGATATTCGCGCAGCGCTTCAATCGTGCCGCCGCGAGCTGACTGGCAAACTCACCTTGGCCGCAATCCTCCAGCGCATCCAAGCGTCTGACGGGCGCCCGGGCAAGGACGAGGCGTGGGCAATCGCGCTGATGTCCAGCGATGAGACTGACACCGTCGTGATGACTGACGAAATCCAGCTCGCGCTGGGCGCTGCTCGGCCAGTTCTTGATCTCGGCGACAAGGTTGGCGCTCGGATGGCGTTCATCAACGCATACGAACGTCTTGTGACGCAGGCCCGTGACGAAGGAAAGCCGGTCAATTGGCATGTCTCCATCGGCTTTGACGCCAATCGCCGCCTGGAAGCCATCACCAAAGCCGTGCAGCTCAAGCGCATCCCGCAGGAGCGCGGCCAGTTGTATCTGGCCGATCTGACGCATCAGCCCATCACCGAAGACGGTCGCGCCATTGCTGGCCTACTCGGTGGCCCTGCAGCAGCCAAGCCCAGCGCCGAGATCAAGGGCCGGATCGGCGTCATCAAGTCAGCCCTCCAAAACATGCGCAAAGCCAGTGAAGAAGACAAGGTCTTGATGCGGATCAATGCCGCCAATGACCTCGCCGCGCGATTGGCTCTGCTCAACAAACAAGTCGCCGACGGGCAGAACAAGAATCAGGAGCTTTCCCAATGACTGACCATACCGAATTGAAACGTCTTGCCGCAGCTATCGAATCCTGCACGTCGATCCCCGAGGAAGACGAGGCCGCATGGATGCGCAGAACCACCGGCAGAGCGGTAGGCGAGCTTCTTGAGGAACTGGAAAATTTCAAGGCTGAAGTTCCGAAGTGGACTGAGCGTGAAATCAAGCTGATCGCAGATCTAGAGCGCAACCAACGCATGCTTCTGGCGGCTGCTTGCGACATTGGGGCGATTGGCAAAGCACTCAAGGCCGACATGAACGCCGACGGCGACGAGTTGCTTGGAATGGTCATCGACCTGAAAGCACAGAACACCCGAATGCTGGAATGGCTCAAGGACATTAGCCGCACATCCGGCGACAAGGGTGCGGTTATGGGCGCACGCCAATTGCTGAAGGAGTTCGGGCAATGAGCGATATCTGTGATGACGCCGACATCCTCATTGAGCAGCGCCGCGACCACGCGCTTGCCCAGATCCCCCGTTACACCGGCATCAGCGCCACTGAGTGCGAAGAGTGTGGTGAGGCTATACCGGAAGGCCGTCGCAATGCGGCCAAGGGCGTGCAGCTGTGCGTGGGTTGTGCTGAGCGGGTGGCGCTGGTTAAGCAGGGAGTGCGCAGAGCATGAGCAACTGGAAGCTTTTCCGTCTTTCGCTCGCAAATCATCCAGGCATCAGCATTGGTATTGGCTGGCCGTTGCTGTTGGCGGCGTCGATGTTGATGCGCACCGGCACGCCGCCGCTGATCTTCTGGCTGACCGTCTACCCGGCTTTTGCAGCGCTGCCGTGGATTGCAATTCTCTGCACTGCGTGGTCTGGCCGCAAGCAGTACACCGAGGAGGAAGGTCATGAGTAACGTCATCGTCAAGCCTCGCCACTTCTGGTCTGCCGGCGCCAGCCGAATCCGCGACGTGTTCAAGCTGGCCTACCAGTTCGCCTTCGACCTGTCGGTATCCGGCGCCGTCGAGATCATCGTCCGCCCGGTGAAGTCCCGCCGCACCCTGGAGCAGAACGCCAAGCTGTGGGCAATGCTCGGCGACATCTCCCGCCAAGTTGAATGGCCGGTCAACGGCGTCATGCAGAAGCTCGACAGTGAAGACTGGAAGGCCCTGATGACCGCTGCGGCTCGCCAAGAGATCCGCATGGTCCAAGGCATCAATGGCGGCGTGGTCATGCTGGGCGAAAGCACCAAGCGCATGACCGTTGCCGAGCTGGGCGACGTGATCGAGTGCATGTACGTCTTCGGCGCCGAGAAAGGCGTCACCTGGAGCGAGCCGAAAGGCCAGATGCCAGAGACTTGGGAGGCGGCAGCATGAAGCTCTCATCGAAGCTCTGGTGTTTTCTTGGTGTTCATGAGTGGAAGGTCATTGATCAGGGGCCATACAAACTCACCTATATGGGCAGTCCTCAGTTCAAGGAGGGGACCTGGTTCAATCTGCAATGCCAGGTTTGCGGCTCCGTGAAGATGCAGAGGTGCGTATGAGCCTCCCAGCCAAACAACCCCGCCCAAAGACCTGCATCAACGAAGAGTGCA